TTCAAAATTAGTTATAAACGGGACTCTTGTCTCGCCGGAAAGAGGCGACGAAATAATCGATGACGGTTTCATTTATGAAGTTATGGCTCCCGCAAATGAACCAGAATGGAGATACTCTGACGCATTCAGAAACACGTTAAGAATTCACAGCAAATTAACAGGAAAGGAATAACAATGCCTAATGGAAATGAAACACCTGACCATCGGGATTTATGGGTGGTTATTAATGAAGCTCGCTTAGAATTAGCCGAGCTGAAGGGCATGCTTAAAATGCATATTTCAGACCCCAATATCCACCATCACCCGCCATGCAAACCAGCGGCGGATATGCAACGGACGATTCTCTCGGCTGCCGGGGCGGCAATACTCGCATTATTGGCCGCTATAGGCTCGATAATCACAAGCATCGTGAGGTGAATGATGGGCAAGCTGACGGAAATTGCGGATGCGGTTGTCGAGGTTCTAAACGGGGCGGGATTGACGCCAGAATTTACCGCGGAGCGGACGCTTCTGCCGAGATACGATCTTAAGGCATTGAAAACTCTGAAAGTTTCAGTTGTCCCAAAAGGACGAAAAATAACACAAGGAATGCGCATTCATAACATCGATGAGATTCAGATAGATATCGGAGTACAGAAGAAAATTTCTAATGATTCTGAGCTGGATGGATTACTGAAACTTGTCGAGGATATTTGCGGATTGTTCAAGGCGGAGCGATTGGAAGAATATCCCAGCGCAATCTGTGTGAAGAAGGAAAATGAGCCCATTTATGATCCCGGCCACCTGAGGCAGTTCCACCAGTTTACATCTGTGATAACTCTGACATTCAAGGTGTTCCCATGATCTCGATGAGAAGCAGATCGGAGTTTTATTCCCAGCGTGTGAGGGATGCGGCAAAGAAAGCTTCTTTCAAAAGCCTGAATCATGCCGGCGCGGCAATCCGTCTCACGGCAAGGAGAAGCATAAGAAGGGGCAAACGCCCCTCGAGAGAAGGAACGCCCCCGCATACAAGGAAAGGACAGCTTAAAAGATCATTGAGATATTCGGTCAACAAGGAAAAGAGCAGTGTGATTATTGGTCCGACTTACACAATGGTTGGACGTTCGGGAATGGCCCATGAATTTGGAGGCAAATATTCCGGCCGCGATTACCCAAAAAGGCGATTTATGGGGCCGGCTCTGAGAAAAATGGAAAGCCGGGTTCCTAAAGCTTGGTCAGATAGCATTAAATAAAAAAGGATAGAAAATGATTCACTTATTTTTATATGCAGTTATAAATTTTTCAGGAGTTATTCCTGCTTGTCTTATTGCGCTCCTCAAAGTGCCGGTGGCGAGTTCTTTATGCATAGGAATAACACAACCTTTATGTCCCTTTCTCATCACAACATGGCTACCCTTTTGGCGGACTTGTAAAAATCCGAGTTTGCCAAAAATCTTTAAAGCTTGCTTACCTGAAATTACAGGAAGTTCAGGCATGGATGGGAACCTCAAATGTTGTCAAAAAAGGATGGCTGTGTTTTTTGGAGGGAAATTCTTCAAGATACAATTCAGTAGCTTCTCTGAGGTTGCGCACAGCTTCTTCAACAGTCTTGCCTTGGCTGGCTGTTCCCGTTTCAGGACATTCGGCAACATAGAGTTTTTTCTCTTTATGCACAATGGCTGTGAACATCTCATTCATAAGCTCAATTCCAATATTTTTTACTTATATAAACATAGCACAAAACAGAGAAAAAGTCAACCATTAAGCTGAATTCAAAAAAGGAGGATTTAAGAAATGTATAAACTGGGACTTGAAGGAAAATTGTATTACGGAGTGGCCGGATCAACGGCCACCAACGAGCTTTCAAATGCAAGGGATGTGACCCTGAATCTCGAAAGTTCGGAAGCTGATGTGACCACCCGCGCAAACGGCGGATGGCGCGCTACGGTGGCGGCATTGAAGGACGCTTCAATCGAGTGGGAGATGATCTGGGACACTGAAAACGCCGGATTCGTTGCCATTAAAAACGCGTATTTTGCAGGTGGTCCCATTGCGCTGGCTATTCTTGACGGAGCGGATGGCGAAGGGCTCGATGCCGACTTTGCGATCACAAGTTTTTCCAGATCAGAGCCAATCGAAGAAGGTATGTCAGTTTCGGTAACCGCAAAACCGACTTATTCAACCAGAGCGCCCGTCTGGAAGGAGGCCCCATAGGCATGGGGAGGCAACTCCGTAAGCACGGAGGGACAATTATTCGGGTTCGCTCAAGCTACGGAGCGAAAAATAACGCTTTAAAAATTGGAGAATGAAACGATGAAAATATTCAAAGACAATGCCGGAAGGACGTGGACGGTTGATGTAAATATCGCGGCAGTCAAAAGGGTAAGGTCGTTGCTTGGTATTGACTTGATAAAAGGAGTTGTAAAAGAGGGCGTGATAGATGAGCTTGCCACCAATCCCGTGCTCCTTTGCGATGTGATTTACGCCGTCTGCAAGCCTGATGCCGACAAGAAAAACATCACGGATGAGCAGTTTGGTCAGGCGATGGCCGGGGACGCCATTGAGCTAGCGACCGAAGCTTTACTGAAGGAGCTTGTTGATTTTTTCCCCGAAGCGAAGCGCCGGGTGCTTCGCAAGGCGATGGGGAGATTCAAGAAGATGGAAATGAAAGCTCTCGAAGTAGCGGACAAATATCTCGAAGACCCGGAGTCCGAAAAAGAAATGGAGCAGGAAATCGAGAGACTTATGAATTTATCTGGGAGTTGGCAGGCATTGCGGGAGTGAATCCAGATCCTTTGACTTTGCGGGAGCTTATAACAATGGCCGAGGCAAAAAGCAAGGACAATTGGAACCACACTTCGGCAATCCTGGCATTGATAATAAATGTCAATCGCAACCCGAAAAAACAAAGGGCGGTGAAACCGAGAGAGTTAAATCCGCATGAGCGGAAAGTAAAGGCAATTTTACGCGGTAAGGACTTAAGAATTTTGAAAGACGTATTCGTAACCGGGCAACGGCCCGGAGCGAAATAACTCGCTTTGCGAGTGGAAAGAATAAACTGAAATATGAGTACATCATCTAACATCAGAGCGGGCGCGGCGTATGTCGAGCTCTACACGCAGGACAATCGGCTTATCCGTGGTTTGACTGGAGCCAGGAAAAAGTTAATGGCTTTCAGCGCGTCCGTGACAACTATCGGCAGAAAAATGCTTGCCGCGAGTCTGATCATGGCTACGCCATTTGTGGCTGGCGTGAAAGTTTTTGCCGATTTTGAAGAGCAGATGGCGAACGTCTCAACCATGCTTGACGAGCCCGAAAAGCATATGGACAGGCTAACTCGTGGTGTCAGAAAAATGTCCATTCACTTTGGAGAGGGTACAGGCACCCTGGCAAAAGGGTTGTATGACATTCTCTCCGCTTCTATTCCCGCAGAAAAGGCGCTTAACGTCCTGGCTGTTTCCGCAAAAGCAGCCAAAGCTGGAGTTACCGACACCGGGATTGCTGCCGACGCGATCACCACAATTCTTAATGCCTATGGACTTTCCGCTGACAAAGCCGCCGATGTTTCTGATTGGCTATTTCAGGTAGTTCGACGCGGAAAAACAGTTTTTGGGGAGCTCGCCCCCTCTATTGGTTTGGTAGCAACCACCGCCGCAAGCGCAGGAGTGGGTTTGGATGAGTTTGGCGCGGCTATCGCGACTATGACTCGCAGAGGAATAAAAACAGAAAATGCAATAACTGCATTGAACGCGATTATCGCCACATTCTTGAAGCCAACTGATGAAGCGGCTAAATACGCAAAGACGCTCGGATTTGAGCTATCAAGCGCAACCATCAAAAGCAAAGGACTGAAGGGCGTGTTTGAAAAAATAGCCAAGCTTCCTCCCGACGCCATCAGCACACTTTTCCCGAACAAGAGAGCGATCCGCGGTGTTCTCCCGGCATTGCAGAGCATGGAAGGATTCAATGATGATATCAAGATCATGAAGAACCGCGCCGGGGCCGCCGACAAAGCATACGCAAAGATGGCCAAGACATTGTCGATGTCGCTTGCGAGACTAAAACAGGCTGGGATAGCAATTCTTTCGGTAGTTGGCGAGGCATTGTCGAAGCCGATCAAAAAACTTTCAAAAATGATGATAGGCATGGCAAAAAACGTCAGCAAATGGATAAAGAAAAACAAAAGGGTTGTCGTTTCAATCGTGGCCATAATTGGAGTCGCTGGAGTAGCCGGGGCCGCGCTTCTTACATTCGGGATGATAGCGAAAGTCCTTGCGATCACGTTTGGCATTTTATCAGGAATAGTAACTATTCTTGGGGCGACGATAGGTGTTTTAGGATCAATCCTTGCCGCGGTGATTTCGCCGATCGGATTGGCGACTGTAGCAATCGCTGGACTCGGCGCAGCCATTTTATACTATTCAGGAATTGGAGGCAAGGCATTAGCTTGGCTGGCTGAAAAATTTCAGATACTTAGAGAGTTCGCCACTAAATCATGGAAGGGAATCGCCGATGCATTAGTTGCCGGAAACTTCCAGCTTGCATCAAAGGTTTTATGGTCGTCATTAAAGGTTGCCTGGCAGGCCGGGATCAGTGAGCTTCAAAAATATTGGACAAAGTTCAGCGCATGGTACCAGGAAACAACCGCAAAAGTTTTCTATGGAACGGTTAGCATCATCAACAATGCCTGGGCGCAACTCAAAACCTCATGGGTAAACACGGTGTCATTTCTTTCGGACGTTTGGAATATGTTTCTGAGCAATCTCCAAAAGGCGTGGAATGTTTCACAGAGCTGGCTCCAGAAAAGCTGGCTTAAATTCATGGGCATTTTTGACAAAAACCTCGATGTGGAAGCTGCGATAAAACTTGTCGACGACGAACTCAAAATAAAAGATTCTGAGGCGCAAGGTCAGCTCAGCAATGCCCTGAAAGATTCCGCCGCAAAATCCAACAAAGACAAGGCCGAAATCGAGAGTGAACGCAAGTCCATGCGGGACATGATTGGAAATAACCTCGTTGGAGATTTAGGGCAGATTGAAGCGGAGTCAGCCAAGTCATTAAAGGAATCTTTGGAGGAATTGAAAAAAGCAAAAGCAGAATGGGACAGCGCAATAAAAGAAGCCAAGGTTGCCGGAAGGAAACGGAGTAAAAAAGGCAACTCACTGGATGACATAAAAAAGAAACTCGAAGGTGTTCCGAATGTGCTTGATGCGGTAAGAGGCAAAATCGAGATTGCGGGCTCTTTCTATGCCGACTCAGCCAGGGCATTATCTTCCGGCAACGCCGCTGAACGCACGGCAAAAGCCACAGAAGATATAAAAAAGAACACAAAGAAAACTAATCAAATATTACAGAACCAGTCTACCGGACTGGTATTTGAGTGAGGAAGATATGGATAGATTCAAAAACACATTTTCAACATGCGTGAGCGACCACCGGTGTAATGTGGGAAATCTCCTTTTTGAGACTTTTTCCCGCGCACCAGAGATCATAGTTCCGCTGAAGGTTTATCCAGCTTTCAGGAGTGGAGTTTGGGAACGCCGCCGCAAAACGGATTGCCATCTCGGGGGTTACGCTCTTATGCTCATTTACAATAGCCGAAATTGCTTTTCTGGAAACTTCAATATGCTCGGCAAACTCAGTAATTGTTGTTCCAAGTTCATTGAGATAAAATTCTTTGAGTATTTTTCCAGGATGTGTCGGTTTTCTAATTCGTTTCATTTTATTTTCCTCCAGTTTTTAATGATAGTCAATGTAATCAACCTCGAAGACTTCTCCATCTTTAAAAATAAAAGTTATTCTCCAGTTGCCGGAAATTTTTACTGCCCAGCGTTCTTCTTTTTT